GAAAGAGTGGCAAATGAGCTTAAAAATAAATGTGATATAATGGTTGTGCTGTCCCATTGCGGAATAAACGTGGATATAAATATTGCCGAAACAGATGGTATTTCCGCCGTTTTCGGTGCAGATGACCACTATGCGCTTAAACGTCCAATAAGAATAAAAAATAACTCAGGACACGAAATTCCCATTGTCCAGAGCGGAGGAGAGGAACGCCACTATCTCGGCAGACTGGACTTGTATTTTGAACATAAAAACGGAAAATACATTCTGAACGGCTATACAAGCGGCTTCTGCGATATTTCCGCAACAAATGCCGATGAAAACATATTGAAAATAATAGACAGCTATGCCGAAACGCAGAATATTATTGTTGCGTAAATCCGACATGGCTGTCTTGTTTTATTTCTCTCTTTTTATAACTCTTCCGCCGAAGTTTTCGGTAAGCCTGCCGTCGGTATAAGCGGCTTTTCCGTTTACATAAACGGTCTTAATGCCTTCCGAAACCTGATTTGAGTTTTTGTAGGTTGCGGTTGCCTTCAGCTTTGATAAATCGCAGAGTATAAGGTCTGCATCGTATCCGTCGGCAATAACGCCCTTATGCTTAAAGCCGAGCCTTTCTGCGGCAAGTCCTGTCGCACGATGTACAAATTCCTCTGCGGTGAATATTCCTTTGTTCCGTACATATAAATCGTAGCCCTGTGTGAATGTTCCGAAGGCTCTCGGATGAATGTTTTCTCCGGGCATACCGAAAAGTGCGTCAGAGCCGATTACCGTATCGGGATATTGGGCAATCTCCAGAAGATCGTCCTCACACATATGGAAATAAACCGCAAGTCCTAAGCCTTTGTTTTTGCGTAAAATATCTATGTATGCCTCAAACGGCTCCATTCCGACCTTTTCGGCATATTCGGAAACCGTCATTCCGTCGGCGGAATGGTCAAAAGGACAGCTTGAAACAAGAACGCCGTCAAAGCCGCCGCAGGCAATTACATAGTTTTCATAATCGTCAACAGGTGCAGACATTCGCTGACGAATTTTTTCTACAATACTTTCGTCCGCAAGATATTCCGCAAGCTTTTCGTTTCCGTCCTTTCTGTATTCCGGCGGAATAGATACGTTGAGTGCAGTCATTCCGGCAAGATAAGGGTAGTGGTCAAGCGTTATTTTCATGCCCTTTGCCTTGTATTGGCTTACCTTCTGCAAAATTTTGTGCGGCTTTCCCCAGTTGGTTCTTCCTGCCGCTTTGAAATGGGAAAGAAACAGGGTAACGCCTGCCTCGTATGCGGTTTCCAGTGCCTCGTCATATGCTTCGATAACTCGGTTGGATTCGTTCCTTACATGGGTTGCATAAAAAGCGTCGTATTTTTTTATTACCTTGAGCAGCTCCAGTATTTCCTCCTTCTGCGAATAGCAGTTGGGAACGTATACAAGTCCTGTGCTTAAGCCGAGTGAACCGCTTTCGATTGAGCGGGCAAGCATTTCCTTCATTATGTCCATTTGTTTTTCGGAAGGCTTGTCTGTGCTGTATCCCATGGCATAAAGCCTCAGCGAGCCCATACCCGTATAGTATGCAAAGTTCAGACGCTTTTGTGTTTTTTCAAGCTCTTCGGCATAGCCTTCGGGAGTGCTCAAAGCGGATACATTCTCCGGAAATGTCGGCTGGCCACAGAAGCCCTTTGCAAATTTGGTAAAGCCGGCAATGTCCCTGATCGGAAACATGGAAATAGAGCAGTTTCCGGTAACCTGTGTTGTAATTCCCTGTGAAAGCTTGGACAGAGAGGCAAAGTCGTCAAGATAATTTATATCGCCATGTGAGTGTACATCAATAAAGCCGGGCAAAAGAGTAAGTCCGTTACCGTCGATAACCTCCGCCGATGGGTACTCGCCTGTACAGATTTTTCCGTCCTTAACACCTACATCGCCGATATAGGCTTTTCTGCCTGTTCCGTCGATTATGTTTATGTTTTTAAATAATATATCTGTCATAATGAATAAAGTATAGCACCGAAAGCAGAAAAATAACAGTGCATAACGGACTTAATTTATGCTATCCACCATGTTCCGTCAGAGCGTTTCTGCAAACAGCCGATTTCCTCCGATAAAATATTTCCGTCAAAATCTCTTACGATTATTTTCTCATAATATTTGTAATTTTCGCCGGCACAATCGTTTTTGTCGTCCCAGCCTTCTTCTATCCATGCGGAAAGATAAACCTTTCCGTCTTCTATAAGGGACACACCTTCGTTAGTGCCTTTTGAAAATCTGAATTTTTTCGGATAATAGCATATAAGCTCATCATCATCGCTTATGATATTGATGTCCTCACCGATAATACATAGGTTATAAGGATTCACCTCCGATATATCCAGCTGTGTAATCATTTCCGGCACTTCATTAGGAATGTATCTGAACAGAGTGATTTTTCCTGTGTTGTAATCTCCCTGTAAAAACCAGAAATAATTCTTTAAATATACAGGTTTACCGTATAACACATTTTTCTGCTTTTGAAACGGTTTATAAATTTTGCCGCTGCCATAGTCATAAAAAGAAAGGACTGAACCGGGATATTCGCCGTTTTTCGTCCATTCAATCATGTCATAAAAATCTGTTGTGTCGCTCATGGAATAGCCGATTTGTGTCTGACCGGAAATTTCCTCGATATATGTACCGGACACAGCTTCAAAACGATTAAATTTCAAAATATATTCTCCTTTATATATACAAAAACTGCACCTTTCCATATCGAAAGGGCAGTTTATCGGTTTATTTGTATTTTAGCACTTACAAAAAGTAAGTAAATGGCAAAAGTCCGAAAAACCAGTAAAATCAAGGGTTTCAAGCCTTTAGTCTATTGTGGAAATGTGGAATTTAGTGGTAAAATACTGTTAAATTGCGCTTAGTTTTAATCTATAATACACACTACAATACACACTAAATCATGTCTATTGCTGCAACAAGTGACTCAATATAAGTGTGTGTATAGCGCTCTGTAATATCGCCTGTGCTGTGACCGACTATCTTTTTTATGAGCCTGTCATCTATCCCTGCCATAGTCATCAGGCTGACAGCTGTGTGTCTGCACTCGTGGGCGGTATGCTGCATACCAAGTGCTTCCATAGCAGGGGTAAATACTTTTATTCTAAAATATTCATAAGTCATAGGTTTACCGTTGGACTTTGATACTAAATAATCTGAGACTTGTAATCTGCGCTCGACTAACGGCAATACACATTTTGCAATGGGAATTACCCTGTTTCTGCCGGCAGCTGTCTTGATGCCACCTATCATGTAGCGTTCATCACAATACACATTATCTTTGTGTATTCCGAGTATTTCTGATGGTCTCATTCCTGTATAGATAAGAATGAGGATCGTATCAACACCGGCAACCTTATCAACATTGTCCCATAGTACTTGTATTTCATCTTTTGTGAACGGCTGTCTGTTAGAACTTCGGGTATCTTTATCTTTAGTCTTTACAGTTTTAGCATAGTTTTTGAAAACTATATCCCTGCTTACTGCAAAGTCAAAAACCTGATTCCAAAATGTTTTGAGCAGCTTCTGACCGGCGATACCTACGTTAATTTCGCTCATAATCGCCTCTAAATGCTCTGCTTTTATATCAGAGACTTTCATATTATATAATGCTTCCGAGTGATTGTAGGCGTTTTTATAGGATCTCAGAGCCTGTCCTTCGGGCTTCTTGTTATTAAGCCACATTTCATAGAGTACGGAGAAGGTTATATCTGCTGTGCCTCGCCTTGCTGGGTGCTTATTATATTCGGCAAGGGCAATGTTTCCCTCTTTGCGTGTGGCATAGTAACCGAGAGTTCTGTATTTCTGAACAGCTTTTCCTTTTTCCTCGTCCCACTCCCAGCCGTCTGTTACTCTGGCTCTCCAAGGTCTAACACGTTTCTTGCCACCGCCGATTTTATGACAGCTCCCGTATCCGTTGGCTTGTCTACTCATAAAACCATCTCTCCTTAAGGTAATAAACCTATTAATTTTGATACAACTTTAAAGATTAAATACACGAAGGTTATTTGTATAGCAATTACAACAAAAAATAAGAATAGCCTATAAATAGACCAAATGATTTTTTGGGTTAAAGGTATAGGCAGTTTGATTATTTTTTTAAATTCAACATAGAAGATTCCTATAAACATACCTGTAATATACATAGCAATTAAAAAATATAAAACAAATTTCATTCAATTCCTCCTTTACGTAACATTACGACAATTAGTTGATTGTGTTGATATAATAATCATCTCCTTTTGTAATATACTTCTAAAAAATGTAAATTAATTGGTTAAAATTACCGATTGATTTACTTTATGGATAAATTTATACTTTTAGGTAACGGACGATAATTCCTATCGGAAGGAGCAAGAATAAATGAAAACGGAGCAATACATTTTAGAAATTACTCGTATTCTAAACACCCTTAACACCAGTCAGTTATGTTATGTTTATTTCTACATCAAAGGATATTTTGATGTAAAGGATGAGAGAATTACCGAAACCGTTAAGTAACTTTTTTATCAGCCGTTAGCGAATGCGTTGAAGTAGTCTTCAATCATTTGTCTAACGGTTCTTTTTTTATCCTCCGGCAATGCCATGTACATCTTGAGCGTACTCCGAAGATCCTCGTCCTTTGCCACAGCTTTTGTCACTACAGCATCAAAAGCTGCTTGTTGAATTATTTCGTTTTCGTCCCAACCCATAAGATAAGGAGCTGTTACGCCTAAAGCATCAGCAAGTTTAAGTATGATTTTTTGACTTACTGGTCTACCCATTTCAATTTTATTGATTGAAGTTCGTGATTTATAGCCCATTTTTAATGCTAAATCTTCTTGTGACATTCCGAGCTCCTTACGTCTTTGTTTTACTTTTTTGCCTAAATCCATACATCCACCACCTTTCTATATGCGTATTATAGTTTTTTTGTAAACTAAAATCAATAAAAACTTAAAAAATAGTTGACAAAAGTGTCTCGTGATGTTATTATGCGTTTGTAGACGAATATGTCCGCATAATTTTGTATGTGAAATAAGTCACAGAAGGGAGGTTATATTATGACCGATACGGAAAAACTTAACCTATATATTAAAAATAGTGGCTTAAAACTTGGCTATATTGCGGAATATGTGGGTTTATCTAGGGCAGGACTTTGGAAAAAGATTAAAAATGAATCTTCATTTAATCAATATGAAATTGAAAAGCTCTGCAAATTATTAAACATTAAAACGTTAAAAGAAAAAGAAACAATTTTTTTTGCAAAAATGTAGACAAAACAGACTACAAAAAGGAGGTAATCACATGAATGAAATGAGAGTTTTTGAAATTAAAGAGAGTACACATCTTGACGGTAATGGCTGCAATGTAACCACAAAGACAACAAAGGTTTCGGGCAAAGGGCAGATTTATTTCATCAATAAGTTCTTGAATGTGAAAGTGGGTGCAGAAGCATGACAGTAGAAGATGTTGCAAAACTGGCAAATGTATCAGCACAGACAATCCGCATCGGCTTACGGCAGGGCGTGTTTGATTTTGGCGTGGCATTTAAGCGTGACAATTCAGATAGATATGTTTACATCATCTACCCAGAAAAGGTGTATGCGCTGTATGGCAGGGAGGCAAAAGAATGTTGACTTACATGGAAGTTGCTTTTTTGGCGATGTTAGGTATAGTTGCTTTTTTGGTGATGTTCGGTATAACGACTTACTCAATATTGCTGGCTTATCACTACTACAGAAAACTCATGAACATTTATGAGGAAAAAAACACTAAAAGAAGGGGAAGTAAGTAATGGCAATGGTTTGCGTGAACGGATGTCGAGAGTGTGACGGATGTGGAAGCTGTCAGGAGGAAGTGATGGAGCTGCGCTGTCCGGTATGCGGTGAAGAGATAGATGCAGAGAGTACAGTCTATCTCAACGCCGCAGAAGAGGTTATAGGATGCGAGAACTGTGTCAACTGTACACAGGCGTATGAAGTGATGGAATTGCTGTTATGAGGTGTGTGAGATTTGAAAGTAGATATTTTCAATACAGATAAGAGGTACAACGTAATCTATGCTGATCCGCCATGGAGATATAAAGTGTGGTCTAAAAAGGGAATGGGAAGGTCAGCTGAAAGTCATTATCAAACAATGGACATTAACGATATTAAAAATCTTCCGATTTCTAATTTAACAGATAAGGACTGTGTGTTGTTTATGTGGGGTACAGCACCTTGTTTGAAAGAAGCAATCGAAGTGATTGAAGCGTGGGGTTTTACTTTCAAAACTATTGGATTCACGTGGATTAAGAAAAATAAAAAAGCGGATAGTCTCTTTTGGGGCATGGGTTATTGGACAAGGGCAAATGCAGAGTTATGTTTGTTAGCTACTAAGGGCAATCCTAAGCGCATTTCCGCAGGTGTGCATCAGGTGATAATGACGAAGATTGAAGAACATAGTAAAAAAACCAAATGAAGCACGAGAGAGAATAGTGCAGCTTATGGGAGATATACCGAGAATAGAACTATTTGCCCGACAGCAAGCGGCTGGCTGGGACTGCTGGGGAAATGAAGTGCAGGAGGCGTAGTTAATGAATAAGTGGGTAGGTCTTGGAAGATTGGTTAGAGATCCCGAAGTCAGATATTCGCAGGGTAACGAGCCAATATGTATTGCAAAGTACACTCTTGCGGTTGATAGGCGATTCAAGAAGCAGGGCGAACAGAGTACAGATTTTATTCCTTGTGTGGCGTTTGGCAAGGCGGCAGAGTTCGCAGAGAAGTATTTATCCAAAGGACAACTTATCGTTGCTGTAGGGCGAATACAGGTGCGTAATTGGGAGGATAAGGACCATAACAAAAGAGTAACAACAGAGATAGCCATAGAGGAACAGTACTTTGCTGAGAGTAAGAAGCAGACAAAGGAAACGGAGTCGGAAGGTTTTACGGAAGTAGAGCTTGACGATCCGGATCTGCCGTTCTAAGGAGGGATGCAAGATGATAGAGAAAGACGGGTTCGGAAAATATTACGGCGTGTGTGATTGCTGTTATGAGCATTCTGACTATGGAGCTGATACTTACAACAGCTGCAAGCATCTGATGAAAGAGGACGGTTGGGTGTTCCGGCATAATAGTGAAGATGAAATTACAGAGCATATCTGTCCGGAGTGCAAGGAGCTGAAGTTATGATAAGAGGATTTTTTCAACGCCTAATAATCAACATCAGCGTATGGATAAACAAGCGAAAGTTACCGTTTTAAGGAGGAAAGAAAAATGATAGCAAATGAAACAATGGCAATGTTCATGAACAAAGAAGAAGCATTAAAGGACAGAAAACTGTTTGTACATAACTTGGGAGAATTTTTTCAGCAGACAAGAGATGAAGTTATATCAATGGAGCTTGATGATAACGAGATAGTGACAATTACTTATAAAGGCGGCGGCACTCATACAGTGAATGTAAATATGGACAGCTATACGGCTATTGTAAGAGATGTGGCGAAGATGATTTAAGAAGGAGATGGGATAATGATACATATAATTGATGATTATTATGTTGATGGTGGAGCAAGGGATTTTACCCTTGTAAAAAAGACCAACAGCATAGATAAAAAAGGAAACATAGTCTATAAGCCTTTAGGATATTACTCTTGCGTTGCTACAGCCGTTGAGAGCGTGCGAAAGATAAAATGCAGGGAATTGACCACCGAGAAAAATATGGAGCTGTCCGCCGCCATAAATGCCTTTAAAGGCATAGCTGGGGAATTGGCGAAAGCAACGGAGGGGTTGAAATGACAGTGGAAGAAGCAATTAAATGTATTGATGATGTTATGGCTTCAACTTACAACTATGATGAAACAATAGAGTATCAATTAACATCAGATGATTTTGATTGGTTGGATAAAGCAAAGGAAGCACTTGAAATGAAACAGAAGTATGAAGCACAATGGCTTGATGATATAAGCAATCCTCTTGAACCATTGAAGTTGGCAAGTGCTTTAAATAGCGAGATTTTCAAACTGGAGTATAGAAAAGCAAACAAGCCGAAAGAAATCAATATCCTTGATTATACGATTATTTATGCTTTGAAAGATTGTTTGGAGAGGTATTCGGATAGCAACAAGGCGGTGGAAGAATGAGCAAGAAAATCAAACTAACACCATGTGTAACTTGTGGGCGTTATCCAAAACTGTTAAAAGTGCAAGATGAATACAAATATATGTGTTCTATTCAGTGTGACAGCGAAGACAACAAATATTTGTGTACTGCTGGATATTGGCACACAACAAAACGAGGTGCGAGGCGAGCATGGAACGAGAGAATGAAAGGGGTATATGCATGAGTATGAGCATGAAAGTTGCTTGTAAGGGTTTCAAAGGAGATTACACAGATAAATGTGAGTATAACTCAACATGGTTTTGTAAAAATCCAAAATGTAAAACTACAGTGCTTACTTCAACATTAGTAGGAGCAAGACCGAGTGGTTGTCCGTTGTGTGATATGTGGAATGTCAAGGAGAGAGAAGATGGAATTAAATGATACTGTTAAATTAATGAATAGCGAAGATTATAAAGATAGATTTAAAGCGGAGTATTGGCAGACAAAAATCAGATATAAAAAACTCCACGATATGACAATCAAGTACGAAGCTGGCACTTTGAGTTTTACTCCTAGTTGTAGTTTAGAGTTACTTCTTCATCAAAAATCAATGATGGGACAGTATCTTCATGATTTGGAAGTTAGAGCAGAAATAGAAAAAATCAATTTGACTTGGGATGAGATAGAAGATTGGAGTGAGGAAGAATGACCGAGAATATAAGCTTTAAAAAATGCACCTGTGACATTTGCGGCAGAGTGCAAAGTTGTAAGCAATCGCAGATATTGCCAGCAGATTGGGAAAAAATTACGGTTATCTATAGTTACGATGTTTGTAAAGATTGTTTGGAAAAGGTTAGCGATTACATAGAACAGTTAAAATAGGAGGAAAACAAATGAACGAGAAAGATTTTTTAGAATTATGCAAAAGAACAGTAGCGGAGTACACCAATAATCACTTAGATAAGAGCGATAAGAAAGAAATAAGCACAGACGATGTATTCATGGTTTGGTGTTGCAAGACATTACAAAACAATAAGGCGTTACTCTCAACAACTCTGTTTGATGGAATGTACTACGAATGTACATACAACGGAGACAAGAAAGAAATATATATTGATGCTTATAAAAAGTGGGAGAACTTTTGTGTGAAGGTGAAATAATGAGCGAAGAATTAAAGTCCTGCCCTTTCTGTGGAGGGGAAGCATATATATCATGTGATACAGAAGGAACGATAGATACACAAGGAAGAATGTGGGCATATACGGTTGTGTGTAAAAGCTGTTGTTCTTCTTCAGGACTGGGTTATTCAGTAGAACAAGCCATTAAAGCATGGAACAACCGAGCGGACAAAAATGTTAAAGTTGTACCTCTTACTGATATTTATAGATGCATTGCAGGGCATAGCAATTACCATGGAGATAATATCCTATCGGCATTAACTTGTATTGCAGAAGGTAAAAAAGTAAATCCAGTAAGCCCACTGCAATCGGAAAAAGCCGATAGACAAGTTGATGAAGTCAAGAAGTACAAGGTTGAAAGACAGTTAGGGAGGATTGAAGATGAACTTGGACAAGGCAAGCAAAAAAATAGCAATCGAGCAGGCGAAAAAAGAAGCTTTAAAACAGATGACGGAGATCGTAAATAACGGCTTAGCCTTGCAGATGGAGCTTGTAATGGCGCTTGTGCTGCATGATAAGTTTGGTTTCGGCGCTAAGCGATGCGGACAAGCTATAGAAGGCTTTGAGGAAATGTGGGATTCGATAAACAAAAAATACTTAAGCCTTGATGATATTGAAGCTGTGGTAAAAGAGGAAATCGGGCTTGTCCTACGCAGGGAAGGTAATTCAGAGAAGGTGGTTATATGATCCGCAAAAGGCGCAAGCTTGCGGTTCATCAATGCCAGCTGTTCAACTGCAAGGATTCTGAGCAAGAGTGGCAATGTTGCAATTACTGTTCGCAGGAAGGCAGCTGCGAAGATAGATGTCTAAACGATAGTAAGAAGTGTGAACTGTTATGGAAGGGTGATTATAAATGGTGGCTAAAATCAGCACGTTAAATATGAGCCATGAGGAATGGTTGGAGCAAAGGCAAAAGGGCATAGGCGGATCGGACGCTGCCGGTATTATCGGGCTGTCTGCGTACTCTACTCCGTATAGTATATGGGCGGATAAGACAGGTCGTGTACCGCCTAAAGAAGATAACGAGGCTATGCGGATAGGTCGAGACTTAGAGGACTATGTTGCAAAGCGCTGGGAAGAAAAGACCGGCAAGAAGGTACGAAGATGTAATTACATACTCCGTAACGATGAATATCCCTTTGCCCATGCAAATATTGATAGGGATGTTGTTGGAGAGAATGCCGGACTCGAATGTAAGACTACCAGTGTAATGAACCTTAAGAAGTTTAAGAACGGCAGCTATCCTGAAAACTATTATGCTCAATCAGTTCACTATATGGCTGTTACCGGTGCGGACCGCTGGTATTTGGCGGTATTAGTTCTTGGACAAGGCTTTTATGACTTTGTAATAGAACGTGACGAGGACGAAATTAAAGCGCTTATGGAAGCCGAGCAGAACTTTTGGAGCTATGTTGAAAAAGACACTCCGCCGCCGTTCACAGGTCTTGATCCGGACAGCGAAACTCTGAAAGTAGTATATCGTGATAGTAACGATGATGCGCCGCCAGTCAATCTGTTTGGCAGAGAACAGGATATCCAAAATTACCTCGAATTAAAGGCTCAGAAGAAAGAATTAGATAAAAGTATTAAATACTATGAACAAGTACTTCAAAACGATTTGGGGGCAAATGAGAGGGGTATTTGCGGCATTTATACGGTCAACTGGAAAACACAGAGCAGAGCAGCACACATGGTTAAGGCAAGTACATTCAGGAAATTTGAAGTCAAGAAGGCTAAGTAAGTGAAAGGAGCTAATACATTATGGCAAATACAATTCAGAAGGCAGCTGAGAAAACAACAACAATGCAGGAAAAGACAAACAAAGAGGCAAAGGTGAGCATAAATGTGATGATGTCCTCACTTCTTGATAGAGAGGGTATGCGTAAAAGGTTTGACGAACTTTTAGGCGAGAGAGCCCCGCAGTTTATATCAAGCGTTGTATCTCTTGTAAACGCCGATGTGAACTTACAGAAGGCATTTAACGAGGCTCCTATGACGGTTATACAGGCTGCGCTTAAGGCAGCTACGTATGACCTTCCGATTGATCCTAACCTCGGCTATGCATACATAATGCCGTTTAACAACAGCGTTAAGAAACCGGACGAAACATGCGAGAAGCGTATGGAAGCCCAGTTCATCCTTGGCTACAAAGGAATGCATCAAATGGCACTTCGTACCGGCGCATATAAGACTATCAATGTACTGGATGTAAGAGAGGGCGAGCTTAAGAGCTTTGACAGACTCACGGAGGAAATAGCACTTGACTTCATCGAGGATGACGAAGTACGAGAGTCTAAACCTATAATCGGATATGTAGGCTATTACAGATTGGTAAACGGCACAGAGAAAACCTTATATATGACTAAGAAACAGGTCGCAGCGCATGAAAAGAAGTTCCGTAAAGGTCAGTACATGGGTAAGGGCTGGCGTGAAAACTTCGATGCAATGGCTCTGAAAACTGTATACCGTCAGCTTATCGGAAAGTGGGGCTTAATGTCAATAGACTATCGTACAGCAACTAAAGATACTACAGCTTTAGTTAATGCCATATCTGATGATTATGACAACACAACTGTTATCGACCTCGGAGCAGACGATTACAGCACATACGGAGAAGGAGATACAGATCACACAGAGGTGTAATAAATGGCTAAGAAATATTACTGGCTGAAGCTAAAGAATGATTTCTTTACGCAGCCTAAGATAAAAAAACTCCGGCGCATTGCCGGAGGCGATACTTATACTATCATCTATCTCAAATTGCAGCTGCTGAGCCTGAAAGATGCAGGCAGGCTGTACTTTGAAGGCATAGAAGAAAACTTCGCAGAAGAACTTGCATTGACGATTGATGAAGATGCGGAAAATGTGCGAGTTACTCTCAGTTTCTTAACTGCCCAAGGCTTATTGGAACTCTGTGACGATGATACCTATCAGCTAACGGAAGTGCCTACTGTTATAGGGTCAGAAACAGATGCCGCTGAAAGGATGCGTAATAGCAGAAATAAGGAAAAACACCAAAAATTGTTAGAAAAACGTAACAATGTTCAAAACAGTTACGCCGATGTTCATAACTGTTACACAGAGATAGAGAAAGATATAGAGAAAGATATAGATATAGAGAAGAATAAGAGTAAAAGTAAAAGTAAGAGAGAGAGTAAACACAAATATGGAGAATACTCCCATGTATTACTTACTGATACCGAATTGGACAAGCTTAATTCTGAATTGGGTGCAGATATGACTAATATCTGTATCACATATCTTGATGAATATATCGAAATGAAGGGCTACAAGGCTAAGAGTCACTACTTGGCTATTAAGAAATGGGTAGTTGATGCTGTTAATGAAAAACAGCGCAAGAGAGGTTACAGCAGTAAACAGGAAGAAGCTGAAAGCCGGAATGATTGGATCATGGATATCCAGTATGACGAGGAAAGCGGTGAGTTTCTATGAGATTTGAAGAATGGCAGAAATTAGCCATGGGTATGCGTACAGTATATACGCAAGCTAACTTCTTGCCAAACACCGATGCGGTCAAGATATGGTATAAACTATTGCAGGATATACCGTATGATGTGATGAGCATAGCAATACAGCAGTACATGATGACTAATAAGTTTCCTCCAACAGTAGCGGACCTAAGAGAATTGTCAGTTAATCTAACACAGGGTAAGCCTAAAGACTATGGTGACGGTTGGCAGCAGGTACTTAATGCTATCAGAGACTACGGATATTGCAGAGAGATAGAAGCTCTTGGTAGTATGGACGATATTACAAGACAGGTGGTAAAGCGCTTAGGTTGGGCTCAGCTTTGCATGAGTGAAAACATAATGACGGATAGAGCTAATTTCCGCATGATTTATGAGCAGATTGCAGAACGGCGCAAGCAGGAAGCGCAGATACCATACTCGATAAAGGAAAAGGCTCAGGGTTTACTTGAAGCTCAGAGTGTGCCTGAGATTACAGAAAGGCTGGTGAATTAAATGTTTATGACCGAGAAGGAGTACAGGAATGTTATAGGCGGCAAGGAGCGTAAAGCTCCTGCTGCCAAGAACAAATACAGAGCTAAGAAAACATGGCGTGACGGTATCTGCTTTGACTCTATCAAGGAAGCCAACTACTACAGCGAGCTGAAGATTAGGCGTGCTGCCGGAGCTATAGCAGGATATATAGTTCATGGGAAGATGATATGCACCTATGGCGGTGATAGCAGCAAGGAGAAGGCTGTAACCTATGAGCCGGACTTCGTAGTGCTGCATAATGACGGTACTTACGAGATTGTAGACACCAAGAGCGTTGTCACAATTACACCGGTTTTTAAAAATAAGATGAAATCTCTTAAAGAAAAGTTCCCTGATGTTGAGATACATATTCGATAAGGGGGCGCATACAGTGGGGAAAACTATATATTGCCCGTTTATGCTGACAGAGTACAAGGAAAAGCGTGACAATCTCTGTATCACCTGTGAAAGAGCTGTCATACACTTTGGTGATGAGAAAGAACGCAAAGACTATATAGGCTTGTACTGCGGATCGTTCCATAACTGGGACAGGTGCAGTCTTGCTCAAAGCGCAACAAGATACTATGAAAGGATTGATAATAATGGCTAAAGATAAGGGGAACAAAACAGTAAACAAATTAACGGAGTATGAGCTGGGCAGATACAAGAAGGCTGTAGCAACGAGGGATGAGCTGATTAAGGGGCTGCGAGATGAAGTCGCAGGGCAGTATGAGATAATCAATATCCTGTCTGCGTACATCGGAACGCTGATTGGCACCGGCACTAAGGCAGTGGACAAGCTGCGGTTGTCAGCAGCTATTGGCAGCTATGGCGTAAGTGTCAAGGAGAGCGAGGATAAGCAGCAATATATCATCAAGACGGTTGAGATACCTAAGAAAAAATAAAGCCCTTCGGGGCTTTTTTTAAATTGGTAGCGTAATTAGTTTTGGATTGTGGTATTCGTAAATTAGGGAGGTGAGAGCATGGCTAAAGTAGGCTGTAAAGGCAAGTATGAGTATTGGTTGACGGAAGATGGATTAATTCTGCTAACCGGATGGGCAAGAGATGGGCTTACCGATGAGCAGATTGCATCGAACATGGGCATTGCTACAAGTACACTATATGACTATAAGAATCGCTTTAAGGAGATTTCAGAGGCTTTAAAAAAGGGCAAAGAAGTAGTTGATATGGAAGTTGAGAACGCCTTGCTTAAGCGTGCTATGGGCTATAAGTACATAGAGCAGGTTGTTTCTAATGGCATGGTAGTTGAGGTTGAAAAGGTTATGCAGCCTGATACTACAGCTCAGATATTTTGGCTTAAGAACAGGAAGCCTGCCGTATGGCGTGATAAACAGAATGTTGAGCTTGAGGGTGTTAAGCAGGTTGTGATCAATGGCGAAGAAGATTTGAAGGACTGATGATATGAGCGCACAGACAAAAATATATCTTCCTGATATTGTCGGTGGCGGCTATGGAGATTTTTGGCGTTTTAAAGGGCGATACAGAGCGTGTAAAGGCAGTCGTGCTTCAAAGAAGTCAAAGACAACAGCTCTGAACATCATATATCGCATGATGCAATATCCTGAAGCTAATACACTTGTGGTTCGTCAAGTATTCAATACATTGCGTGATAGCTGCTATTCAGATCTTAAATGGGCTGCACAGCGTTTGGGCGTTATGCATTTGTGGGAATTTATAAAATCTCCGCTGGGCGCTACATACAAGCCTACAGGACAACAGATATTCTTCAGAGGGCTTGATGATGCGTATAAGATTGCATCTATCTCAGTTCCGGTCGGTTACTTATGCTGGCTATGGCTTGAGGAAGCCTTTGAGGTTGAGAATGAAGATGACTTCAATATGCTTGATGAGTCTATCCGAGGCGAGATACCCGATTATCTCTTTAAGCAGATTACTGTAACCTTTAACCCATGGTATGAATCTCACTGGCTTAAGAAAAGGTTCTTCGATGCAGATCCTTCTCCTGACATTATGGCTAAGACCACAAATTATATGTGTAATGAGTGGTTAGATGCTGCTGACTTGAAGATGTTTGAAGATATGAAAGAGCGTAACCCTAAGCGATATAAAGTAGCCGGATTGGGAGATTGGGGCGTTGAAGGCGGAGCGGTCTTTGAAGAATTCGTGAATGATGAGAGCAATTACTATACTCGTAGGAATACGCACGTTATAGCTCCGTTTGAAATACCTACATCGTGGAATATATACCGCAGCTTTGACTTTGGATATGCCAAGCCGTTCTCCTGTGCATGGTGGGCTGTAGACTATGACGGTAGGTTATATAGGATATTGGAGCTGTACGGCTGTGTGGCGAATGAGCCTGACACCGGTGTTAGGTGGTCTCCTGATGAAATATTTAAAGAGATACGGCGCATAGAAGATGAGCATAGATGGTTGGCAGGTAAAAAGATATACGGTGTTGCCGATCCGGCTATATGGGATGCTTCTCATGGTGAGTCAATCGCTGAAACAGCCGAGAAGTATCATGTTTACTTTGAGCAAGGAGATAATAAACGCCTTGCAGGCTGGATGCAGGTACATTACAGATTGCAATTCGATAGTGAAGGTATACCAATGATGTATATCTTCTCTAACTGCAAGGGCTTTATTCGCACCATACCCATATTGATGTATGACGAGAATAAACCCGAAGATGTAAATACGAAGCAAGAGGATCATATTGCGGACGAGACAAGGTATATGTGCATGATGAATCCTATGAAGCCGGTTAAAGCGTTTGAACGCAAGCCTGCTGTATATGATCCGCTAAGTACAGATGATGGCAAGGTAGATAGATATGCTTTTATGCGCAAATACTGAGGGTGATTTTCATTTTAAAGATTAAGAAGTCGCACAGGAATGAGAATGAGTGGATAGTCTATAATCCGCACAACTTCAAGTTACATACCCATTGTAGGAGCTTCAGAGTGGCTCTTGTGATAAGAGATAACGTTGAACACCATAGATTACCCAAGACAAGGGATATACGGCTGCTGGATAGCCATATAAGAGTTACTACCAACAGACGGTATATCAGAATGATAGAAGATAGGATAGCAGAGATTAAGGCAGAGAAGATAGGAGTGATAGGAAGTGACTGTAATTGAGAATTTAAAGCGTGCATTAGGTATGCCGCCGGAGGGAGTGAGACAGGATATTCCTTCGGGTGCTGTATCTGATGTGCAGCAGGGGCAGAAGATAGGCAAGAATGAGATAGCTGCCGCTGTAGAGACATTGCAGAAGTACAAGGAAGGCAAGACCAACCTTGAAAAGATGATTGTCGAGAACGAGCAATGGTATAAGCTCAGACATTGGGACATCGTAAAGGGACAGGGCAATGCTGACGGTAAACGTATGGCGGGCGATGACAGACCGGAGCCGACAAGCGCATGGCTGTTTAACTCATTGGCGAATAAACACGCCGATGCAATGGACAATTATCCTGAGCCAAATGTGCTGCCAAGAGAGCAGGCAGACGAGAAGGACGCAACAATACTTAGCTCTATCATTCCGGTGATACTCGAAAGGAATGACTTCGAGGAAACCTATTCAAATGGTTGGTGGTATAAGCTCAAGCATGGCGTAGTGCCTTATGGAGTCTTTTGGAACAGCGGCTTAGAGAATGGCTTAGGCGATATAGATATTAAGCAGCTCGATTTACTTAATATCTTTTGGGAGCCGGGCATTACTGACATACAGGACAGCAGGGATCTATACATTGTGTCACTTGTTGATACTGATCTGTTAGAGCAGCGCTATCCGCAGCTAAAGAGTAAGTTAGGAGGTAAGGTAATTGATGTTAAAGAGTATGTATATGATGATACTGTTGATACCTCTGGCAAAAGCGTTGTTGTTGACTGGTATTACAAGAAAACTGAGCCGGTAAACGATGACGGAACAGGCGGCAGGACTATACTGCATTTCTGTAAGTTTGTCGCTAACAATGTACTGTTCGCTTCCGAAAACGAGCCGGACAAATATCCTGATGGCTGGTATGCTCATGGCAAATATCCGGTTGTATTCGATGTACTGTTCCCTGAAGCAGGCACTCCTATAGGCTTTGGCTATCTCAGCATAATGAAAGATCCTCAGATGTACATAGATAAGCTATCACAGGTTATCCTTGAAAACTCTGTTATGGCTTGCAAGCCTCGTTACTTTGCAAAGAACAATGTTGGTATCAACGAGGCGGAATTCCTTGACTGGTCTAAACCTATTGTCCATGTAGAGGGACAGATAGACGAGGAACGTTTATTGCCTATTGTTATGCCTTCTCTGCCTTCCGGTGTGCTGGATGTGTTGCAGATGAAGATAGACGAGCTTAAAGAGACAAGTTCTAACAGAGACTTTTCACAGGGTAGTTCATCGGGCGGTGTTACTGCGGCAGCTGCTATAGCTGCGTTACAGGAAGCAGGCAATAAGACAAGCAGAGATATGATTTCTGCATCGTACCGCAACTACACAAAGCTTAACTATCTGATTATTGAGCTTATCCGTCAGTTCTATGATGAAAAGCGCAGCTTCCGTATAGTCGGTGCGAATGGAGCTTATGAGTATATCCAGTATAACAATCAGCGTATACAGGGTGTACCTCTGTCACCGGCTTATGCAGGACAGCAGCTTGATCCTAACTATACGCAGGCAACACGAATGCCGGTATTCGATATAATCATTAAACCGCAGAAGCGCTCGGCATACTCACGCATGGCACAAAATGAATTGGCTAAGGAGCTTTACGGTTTAGGTCTATTTGATCCCGAAAGAGCTGAACCAGCTATGACTTGTCTTGAAATGATGGAGTTTGACGGTGACGAAAAGGTTAAGCAGAAGGTACAGCAGGGACAGACCTTGGTAAACATTGTACAACAGCAACAGACACAGCTACAGCAACTTAACCTTATGCTTGCACAGCTTACAGGACGAGATATGCTCGGCGAAATGAGTATGCAGATGCAGCAGCAAGCTTCAGCACCTCAGCAACAGGCAAGCGGAAGGACAATGGCAGCTGCACAGAAGAACGCCGAGACTGCGAACATGACTTCATACGGTGAAAGACTGGCAGAGAGAGCTAAGCCTGATATTAGCAAGGGAAGTGAAGGCTAATGATTAATATAGTCGTATCTAAGAAGTTTGATGGCTATGAGTTGTCTATGAACGGTCACGCCTGTTATAGCAACAACGGCAATGACATTGTATGTGCCGGTGCTTCTGCTATCGGTTATGCGCTATTAGGATATTTAGAGAACTGTGATTCAGTAGATGACATTGACGTGGTAGAACGCAGCGGAGAGCTGGAGATAATCTGCAAGTGTGGAGGTGACATCAAGGTTAGGACAGCATTTGATGTGGCTGTTATAGGATTCTTACAGCTGGAGAAAGCATACCCGAAAAATGTTCGGGTGGAAGTCGATGATTATTTTTAAGAAAAAATTTTGAAAAATAGTTGAATTGGTAGCGTAATCTCTAATAGAGCTTGTTACGATAATAGTGAATGAAATTAATAGTGGGCGATTTCGTTCCATTATTCTTTTTCTCCTTTATTTCCCTTGAGGCGTGTATTCCCTTAATACGCCTCACTTTAAAAACAATTAACTGAAATTCTATATAGATAGTGACTCTTGGGAAAGACCATGTGTTAGGAGGTACACAGAATGTGTAAATTTGAATTACTTGATATTGACCTGAGATTATTCGATGGCGCAGCCGCAGGCGGAGCATCGGGAGGCGCAACCGGTGGCGAAGGCGGAGCAGCAGCCGAGGGAACACGGGCAACTGAATCAAGCACAGCAACACAACAGGCTGAAACGAAAAGGAACGGAAGCAGCCGCCGTTCAACAAGATCGGGCGCATTAGATAATGTCGTGTATGGCATACAGGACACAAACCCTGCCGCCGAGGGTGATAGGGAGGCAACAACAGATGTCTCAACTACTTCCAATACCTTAGAGGACAAACGTGCTGCCTTTGAAACACTGATTAACGGTGAATACAAGGATATGTTCACCGAGAGAACTCAAAATATCATTGACAGACGGTTTAAAGAGACTAAGAACATGGAAGCTCAGCTTGCAGCACAGCAGCCGGTTATTGAAGCTTTATTGAGCAAGTACAAGATAACGGATGGCAATATCGGCAAGCTGACAGAAGCAATCAACAATGACGATGCGTATTGGGAAGAAGCCGCAGAGGAAGCAGGTCTTACTGTTGAGCAGTACAAGGCGGTACAGAAGCTACAGCGAGAGAATGAAGCGTTTAGGCGTGCTCAGCGTATGCAGCAGGGACAGCAGCAGATGAACGCACAGATAAATGATTGGTACAGGCAGGCAGAAGCGGTAAAGCAGATTTACCCCGACTTTGATTTCAAAGCAGAAGTCAATAACCGAGATTTCCTCGGTATGTTAAAAGCCGGTATACCTGTACAGAAGGCGTATGAGGTGGCGCATATTGATGATTTAGTCAATGGCGCTGCAAGAACAGCGGCACAGACAGCCGAAAAGAACACAGTAGCAAAGCTCAGAAGTAAAGCATCAAGACCTTCCGAGAATGGCACATCTTCATCCAGTAGCGCTGTAATCAAGAGTGATGTTTCCAGCCTGACTAAAGCAGACAGGGCAGAAATAGCTCGTAGAGCAGCGAGAGGCGAACTGATTAAGTTTTAAGCCTCTCTCATACGAAGGAGGTAATAAACATGACAGAATTTGAATTAAAGAAAATTAACCTTCAGCTTTTTGCTGAAAATACAAACGTAACAACAGATAGTGGGCTTTCAGATGAAATGAAAACCTACTACAGCGATTATCTTATAGATATGGCTTCTCCTAAGCTGGTACATGACCAGTTCGGACAGAAACACCCTATTCCTAAGAATGGCGGTAAGGTAATCGAGTTCCGTAAGTACGATCCGCTGCCTAAAGCATTATCAGTACTTACAGAGGGCGTAACACCTGATGGTCAGAAACTTACAATGTCTGTAATCACATCAGAAGTAAGACAGTACGGTGCGTACATTACACTGTCTGATATGCTCTTACTTACTGCTATCGATAACAACCTTGTACAGGCTACTAAGCTTCTTGGTAAGCAGGCAGGCGAAACACTTGATACTATCACACGAGAAGTGCTTAACGGCGGTACAAACGTACAGTATGCCGAAGGGCAGGTATCAAGCAGAGCTCAGCTCGTAGGCGGCGAAGATACAGGTAATCACTATCTTACAGTAGATGCCATTCGTATGGCAGTTAGAACACTTAAGAATCAGAATGCAGAGAAAATCGGAGACAGCTATGTAGCTATCATTCATCCCGATATTTCTTATGACCTTATGAGTGATCCTGCATGGAAGGATGTAAAGGACTATGATCCTGAAGATTGGTATGCAGGCGAAATCGGTAAGATTGCCGGTGTTCGTTTCGTAGAGTCTACAGAAGCTAAAATCTTCAAGTCATCCAACCTTACAGCTGCCGCAGCTACTCTCAAAGTTAAAGCGGCTATCACAACAGCAACAGATGTAATCGCAGTAGCAGAAGCCATTACAGCTGATGAAGCGTTCAAAATGGCTGGCAAACAGGTTACAATCGGCACAGGCACTACACCTTATACAATCCTTAAGGTTAATGCAGGCACAGCAGGAAACGCTTCAATCGTAATCGACAAGGCTATCACAGCAGCACTCAATGATGTTATCTCAACAGTAGGCGGCGGCGCAAATGGCAGAGCTGTTTATGCAACTCTTGTACTTGCCGACAACGCATACGGCGTAACGGAAATCGAAGGCGGCGGTTTACAGCATATCGTTAAACAGCTTGGTTCTGCCGGTACAGCCGATGCACTCAATCAGAGAGCTACAGTGGGCTGGAAAGCTACTAAGACAGCAGAAAGACTTGTAGAGCCTTATATGGTCCGCATCGAGACTTGCTCTACGTTTGACTCACCAGCTAATTGATTTTAGATAGGAGTTGGGGACGGTTCTTTTTTCCCTCTGGCTGTCCCCGATTTACCTTTTGAGGAAAGGAGATATACATAATGGCGGCATCTAAAGTAAGCGAAACAAACGCAAAGAATTCCGCTGATACAGCTACAAATGCTAAAACTGCGGCAGAACAGGCGGCGAATACCCCCGAAAATGATAATATGACTCCCGATGGCATTATGGCAGCAGTTGACAAGAAGATTGCTGCAATGCTTGAGGAAGCTCAGAAAAAGGCTGATGCAATAGTAGCTCAGGCACAGGCGAAAGTAGAAGCTAAGCCCGATATTGACGAAGCTACAAAGAAGGCGAATGATGAGCTTGAGGAATATGTTGAGGTTAAGCTCTTTAAAGATAACGGCAAATACAAAGACGATGTATTTGTGTCGGTAAATGGCGAGAACTGCCTTATCAAGCGTGGCGTTAAAGTAAAAATCAAAAAGAAATTCGCTTTGGTGTTAGAACAGTCTGACTTACAGGACTATATGACATCACAGCTCATGGAAAGTAAAGAAGCAGAGTATCAGAAGGCATCGAGAGAGCTTAATATGTAAATTGAATATTCACCATGACAGCAGTACCGATATTGCCTAAGACTTGGCTTGGGATAAACAGCATAACAGCTTTTATCCCTTTTTTACTATATGGAGGGGCAAATATGGCAGACACAATTCAACAGTACAGAGGCTCGAAAGCAAAGTTGCCTACTCTGCTTGCCGGTCAGTTTGGTTACTGCACAGACTCAACGGAGTTGTATATAGGCAGTATATCAGGTAATGTACTTGTAGGATCGGGTAAATGGGCTGAGACAATTAGCAGCCTTATGACCGGTCAGCAAACGCTTAATACAGCACTTAATAACAAGCTGACAGCTTCACAGGCGGATGCGGTGGCGGCACTTGCCGATACTGCGGATTTAGCTTCGGTTATAACAGCACTGAACGGTGTTATTAATGCACTTAAAGCAGCACAGATTATGAAACAGTAGTCCACATAAAGGTGGTGAAAAGTGTGGATAGAACAGTAGATGTTTATATTAATGGCAGCTATGTCAAGAAAAACAATAAGATAGGCGGTGTACAGGGCGAGGGCAATTCAACCTATCTGCATATCACATTTGATAACGGATGGTCAGGGCTTGCGAAGAAAGTAACCTTTTGGGACAGCAAAGGCGAAAACCCTGTTGAGCGTACTCTCACAAACGATCTTCTTGTTGATTTGACTAATAGCTTGCTTGAATACAATGTACCTATTCCGCCTGAGCCTTTAGCATACGGCGGATATATGACATATATAGTTGACGGTTATAAAGACGGTGTTCGTCAGAGGTCGGTTCAAGATACCTTATCGGTCCGATATGCACTTATAGCCGATAATGCCGGAGAGCCTGCGGACCCTACGCCTACTCAGGCAGAACAGCTACAGTTAGCTATAGAAAAGATATTACCCAGTGTACAGGAAGAAACGATTAAAGCTCAGACAGCGGCAGAAACAGCTACACAAAAGGCTACAGAAGCAACAGAGAGCGCAGAAACAGCGACTCAAAAGGCTTCGGAGGCTTTGAAGAGTGCGGAAACTGCTAAAACATCAGAAACAAATGCGGTTAATGCTGCTAAATCAGCACTAAATTCAAAGAATGCGGCTGAGAAAGCACAGGTAGCTGCCGAGTCTGCGGCTTCATCGGCTAAAGTATCAGAGGAAAATGCGGCAGTAAGCGAAACAAACGCAAAGAATTCCGCTGATACAGCTACAAATGCTAAAACTGTGGCAGAACAGGCGGCGAATACTGCGGCTTCCGGTGCTTCAACAGCAACAGAGAAGGCGAAAGCAGCGGCTTCATCGGCAGAACAGGCAGCAGATAGTGAAGTGAAAGCTAAGACAGCGGAAACAAATGCAGCGGCTTCCGAGTCATTGACGGAAAAGAACGCTATCCTTGCTAAGTCATACGCAGTAGGCGGCACAGGTGAAAGAGCCGGAGAGAATGCCGACAATGCGAAGTATTATTGTGAACAGGCTCAAGCGGTAGTGGGCGGCGACTTTGTTACTAACGTGAAACTGCAAGAAACCATTGCGCCTATTACTAAATCAATCAGTGATATAAATACCGATTTAACTGCTAAAGGTAAGGCTATAGCCGCCAATACAACGGAAATAGGAAATGTAAGCAAGAAAGCAACAGAGAACGCCACAGCTATACAGAATGTAGCTAAAAGCGTTCCTACAACGCAAAAACAAGCTGAATGGGACGAAAAGGTTAAGAGCGTAAACGGAAAAACCGGAACAGCCATTACTATTGGAGCTGCGGATGTCGGCGCAGTAGCGGAAACGGACAGGAATGTAATAGTAGATGATGTAACAGGCAAGAAGTACAAACTGGGTATACAAAATGGCGGTCTCTATTATAAGGAGGTGACTGAGTAATGGCAGGAGAAAAATATATAGCTCTTGAAGAAACGTCACAGGCGATAAAAGAAACTGTTGACGGTGTGAAAACTGATACAGCAGGAATAGTTCTTTCCAATGCCAGTATAAAAGCTATTGTTGATGAAATTCAGAACAGAATTGGCGTAACTGGTGATACGGGCGGTAGCATAGTAGCTGGGACAGCTATGGCGAAATTAAATAAAATATTAGAAAAAACCGGAAATGGAACAACAGAAAAAATAATAAAACATATACAAAGGGGACATGTGATTGCAGATTCTTCCACTGACAGTAGTGGCACAGTAACTCTTGCCGGTTTCACTAATCTTGAAAAAATGGTTGCTATTTTAAATGGAGATGCCTTTTTAGGAAGCGGTAAATATTCAGGCATATATTTAAAGGAGCTTACATTAACATCTCTTTCTACTCTACCAAGCAGAGGGGGTTCATATTCGTATCAAGTAATTGAATTTTATTAATTTTGGGAGGCGTTTAATATGATTTATGCAGAAATAAACAACGAAAATATATGTTATGCAATTTCAGATATGGGCAATGTTGCTGTCGAAAAGCCAACTTTAATAAAAATAGATTTTTTTGATACGTCTGTTGTCGGCAAAAAATATAATAACGGTATATGGGAAGAAGTACCACAGCCGGAGCCAGAACCTACACAGCTTGACAAAATAGAAAAACAAGTGTCTGTTAATAATGATAATAATTTAACTATTATGGAGGCAATGGCTGAACAATATGAGCAGAATTTGGAGAACCGTTTAAACGACCAAGAGGTTCAAGCTACTATATATGAAGCCGTTTTGGAATTAAATAAAGGAGGCGCAGCAGTATGATACAGATGTACTTTAACCTGGTTATTGCAGGAAGAAGAACGTGTGATGTAACAAATAAGGCAGTAACATTAGTGCCGGAAGCACTTAGAGCGGAAGTTTTAGACATGCTCACAAAAGATGGAAGAGATGCCAATGGTAAACTTATTTAATTATATTATTTTTTTATTTAAAAGGAGGTTTTTAAACATGGTAGATATGTACTTAGCTTTAGTAATTGCTGGAAGAAGAACTTGCAACCCTGAAAACAAAGAAGTAACACTTGTTCCCACTCGTTATAGAGCAAAAGTAGTAGAGGAACTTACTGCACTCGGTTTAGATGCAGATGGTAATCCCATTGCATAAGCATTATATATAAAGCTATTTAAAAGGAGGACAAAATTATGAAAAAACTTATTCTTATGAAAACAATACAGAAAGACGGACACCATATGTTTATCTACAAGGACGGCAAAAAGACACCTATCCCCGATGACGGAGTAGTGTTTGTTTATCTGTCCGAAAAGCGTATGCTCAAAGCTACGGAGTTCCCCGACAGGGCAGGAGCCATTGACGGTAAGTTTGTTGTTACCGATGAAATCAAGCAGATTATGGGGAAGCCTGCTGTGAACAATGTTCCCTATGACATTTGGGGCGTTGGCGAAAACTATGTCGTTGTATCTGCAAAGGGTGACAAATTCTACATAAGCGGCGAGGGCAAGACGGTCGTTACACATCCCAATCAGGGAAAAAATAAGGAAGCGTATGAGAAGCTTTACGAGCTTTACAAAATGCTTATTTGATAACTAACAGGAGGCAGTAACAACATGAGTACGAAATTTGTATTGATAGACTCAGGGCATAATAAGCTGACAGCAGGCAAGCGCAGCCCTGACAGCACACTGTATGAATATGAATTTAACTACGATGTGTCGAATAGGATCGCAAAACATCTTCAAAGACATGGAGTGTTAGCCCATGTTCAGCAGATTGAGATTAAGAGCAGTACAGCTGAGGTAAACCAGCGTGTAAAGGCTGCCAATGACCTTACACCGGATATACTTGTTTCTATTCATGCGAATGCCTATGGTACGAGCTTTAACTCTGCAAACGGTTGGGAGATATTCTGTTACCGTTTGCAGGGCGATAGCCTTGAACTGGCACAGGCTATCGAGAAAGAGAGCATACCATATCTCGGCTTAAGAAACAGAGGTATTAAGAACGGCGAAAACTTAGCAATGGTCGGTAAAACATCTATGCCGGCTGTGCTTATAGAGCATGGGTTCTATACCAATAAGGCAGAATGTGAGCTGTTAAAGACGGATGCTTTCAGAGAAAAGTGTGCGATTGCAGACTCAAAGGGTATACTCTCCTATCTCGGAATAGCATGGATAGATGGAGTAAAGCAGAATCAGAGCAATAAATATGCTGCGGCAGTACAGAGCCGCTTTGGATTTGATGATAATACGATGAAATACTTGAAAGAGTATAAATATGCAGAAGCATTACTAAAGAGACTGGCAGAAACAAAGTAGCAGGGGTGATGTATATGACTGAATGGAGTGTAGTTGGTGTAATAGTAGTCCTTGTGGGGCTGTTTGCTACTATTCTAAAGCCGCTTTACACGCAGGCTTCCAATACTGCGACAATGGTAAACGAGATAAAGACATTAAATGAGAATATAAAGAACCTTAAATACAGCAGCGATAAAGAGCATGAGAAGCTGTGGGAAAAGTCTGAGGAACACGATAAAGCAATTAATGACCATGAGAATAGAATACAGCTTATAGAGCATGGAAAGGATGTGGGTAATTATGATAGATAGACTTTCAAAACTGATAGAGGTTAAGAGCATACTTAGCTTCGTGGTTATCGGCGGTATTACATACGGCTTTGTAGTAGGCATTGTGAACAGCGAGACATACTGCGCTCTTGCAGCTTCTATTATCACATATTACTTCACAAGGCAGAACAATAACAGTACAACACAGCAGTAAAGAAAGAGAGGTAAAGCTATGCCTACTATCAATGAGGTAATAGAAAGAAATGATAAGGTAAAGCCTAATCCCTATGATAACGATATTAAGGCAGATTGGCTTTACCGTTTGGATGGAAGGATCAGCAAAGAGATTATGCACATCGAGCCTCCGGCGCACTATGTATTTCCGGAGGATGCCGATAAGGAATTACTTGTGCCGTTCCCTAATGACTCTATCTATGATTACTATATGCAGGCAATGATAGATTTCAGTAATAAAGAGTTCGGCACATTTAATAACTCTATGATTATGTTCAATGAGGCTATGGATGCCTATGCGAAACAGTATATCAGAGAGAATGTACCTAAGTCTTATTATAACTTCCGAAACATAATGGGGTGAGGGCGTGAGATTACCGAGATTAGAAGAAAATTCAAATGTATCAAGGCAGAGCATAATCAATTTTCGTGGGCTGAATTACAGCTGCCGTACAAATGACGGTGAGTTTGAGGACTGCTTAAATCTGTCTACGGACGATTATCCCTGCCTTTCGCAGAGAAAAAAGAGACAGGAGTTATCTTCATATACGAGCCCTACGACTTTGTTTTCAAAGTCTGGGCTCTTTATTATAGATGGCACAGAAGTCAAGTACAGAGCGATTGACTCTGACAGCTTTACGGTTGCCGGTACGGTAACAGCCGGCAAGAAGCAAATGGCGGCAGTAGGTAACTATGTGCTTATATTCCCCGATAAGAAGTATTACAACATATCCAGTCAGGAGTTCGGGGATATGGAAGCTGCCTATGTCAGCGGTGAAAATCAGATCAGCTTTAACGGCAGCGCCGAGGGCAGTGATACCGATGCTATGAAGTATTCAACTATCACTACTACAGGCGAAAACTTCAACTTCCGAGTAGGTGATGCCATTGAGGTTACCGGCTGTACTGTCAATCCCGAAAATAATAAAACACTTGTCGTTCGTGCTGTCGAGAATAAAATATTAAAGTTCTATGAGAACAGCTTCACAACAGGAGCTGAAACAGGGGTTATTACTCTAAAGAGGGCTATCCCCGACCTTGACTATATATGTGAAAACAACTACAGGTTATGGGGTTGTAAAGGCGATACCATTTACGCCAGTAAGTACAGCGATCCGCTTAACTTCCAAGTCTTTGACGGTCTGACGAGCGACAGCTATTACATACAGGTTGGAAGTGACGGCGAATTTACCGGCTGTATATCGTATTCTTCTTATATATGCTTCTTTAAAGAAGATGTGCTGCACAGGTTATACGGCAATAAGCCTTCCAACTATCAGGTGCTCACATCGAATATATTCGGTGTTCAGGCAGGTTGTGAACGCTCCATGTGCATTATCAATGAAACATTGTACTATCTCAGCAGAAACGGTGTATACGCCTATACAGGCGGCGTTCCGGAGCTTATATCTGATAACTTCGGCACTAAGAGGTTTACTGATGCCTGCTCAGGAAGTGACGGTAATAAATACTATATCTGCATGAGGTCAGATGATGAGGTTGGCATATTCAACTATGATGTACTTCGTGGCTTATGGCTTAAAGAGGACAACACAAAGGTGCTTGACTTCGCTGATATAGAAGGACAGCTGTACTTTATATCCGATGACAATAAACTCTATAAAATGAGTGTTGATGACTCACCGGAGGTTATAGAGTGGAGCGCTACCTTCTGTCCGTTTACTGAAATGGTTAATGAGCGAAAAGGCTATTCAAAGTTAAATCTTCGGGCGGAGCTTGATGCCGATGCATGGCTAAAGATAGAGATAAAGGTTGATGATGAAGTATGGCGCACAGTCTATACAACACATAATGAACACGCAAAGACAGTTGTTATACCTATCTATCCCAATAGATGTGACTGCTTTAAGGTTCGGTTATCGGGCAAGGGATATTGTAAGATTAAGTCCTTCGTGCGTGATTTCTATGTCGGAAGTGAGGTGTAATGTATGCCGATATTCACACAGCAGCTTAGGAAGATTGATGTACAGAACCCAACGGAAGCTATTAGGGAAATGGCAAGGCATATCAAGTATTTGCAGGATCAGCTTGAATTTACCTTGACTAATCTTGACAGCAGCAACATCAAAGAGATTGAAACGGACAAAACCGATATAACCAATTCAAGCGGTACTGCCAGTTTTACAGGTACGGCTATAACCTTAATAGGCGAGAACGGCGAAACCTTTAAGGCAGGCATAGACAGTTCACAAAAAAATAGGTTTGTATTTGAAATAAAGGGTAAGAACGGTACACAGTGCATATATCTGTCCACAACAGGTGAGCTTGTTATAACTAAGAATACATCACTATCTATTGATAGCGGCGTATGGAAATGAGGTGGGATGAATGGCTTCGATAACAGTAACATCAAGTCAAAGAAAAAAGAATAAATCAAGCGGCGGCGGCAGCACGAACAAGACTGCTAATACACAGCAGCAACAGCAGACAACAACCAATCCTTATGCCGGTGTTAGCTATGATAAGAATGTTGACTATGCTTCTCAGATAGCTTCCGCAAAGGCTTCGGGGGCGAGTCAGAATGTAATAAATCAGCTTATGGCTCAGCGTGAGGCAAAGATAGCCGGTGAGAGGCTTAACAATGATGGTACTAAAAAAAGTAGTGGTATTTCACAAAATAATTATGTCATAGGTCAGGATGGCGGCAAAAAGAGTGCTCTCTATAACCCGTCTGATGACTATATAAGAAGCCTTACTCAGAGTTTAGATTATGACCCCAATAATATTAGAGGCTATGCAGACCCAACAGGCTATTACACAACACGACAGACAGCCTTTACTTGGCAACAGCCGGACGGTTCGGTTAAAACTACCTACTCTAATGCTACTAACTATCAGCAGGCACTTGCAGATGCTATAGCAAAAGGACAAGTTGCATCGGGTTCTAAGCTCAACTATGCAAGTACCTATGGTGTAGGCTCTTTATCCGGCAACGGATATAACTGGGGTGTAACTGCTGACGGTGGCGGAAAGTCAGGCTTCGGTAGCGGTTCAGACGGTGGCAGATATACAAGCGATAAGCAGGCAAACAACTGGTACGATCAGAACAATATGCAGTTGCAGTTCCTTAGTGGTCGTGACGGTCTGAACTACGGCAATCCCTATGCTAACCTTGCCTACAGCGGCAACGGCATGACTAATGCTTATAATAGAGGTACAGAGTTTGAAGGTCTTGGTACAGTTATGGGTGCTTATGATGCTAATCTGAATTATCCTGGAGGCACATCGCTTAATGATATGGCAACATCACAGTTGGGGCTTTCATCAGATGACTTAATACAAATAATGCAGTATCAGAAGATGTATCAGGATGCAATGGCAAAAGGTGATACGGCAGCTGCGGAAGCGGCTCATGCTGCGGCAGAAGCCATAAGAGCCGGCTACGGCTATTCGGGCGGTCAGGACGGTTCTGGCTATATCGGACTTAATAACTTTAATTGGAATGGAAACTATGGTAGCACCGGTGGCAACTATGGTTCTTATTTACCTGAGTATAACTATGACTATGAGGATAGACCGGAATATGAAAGCAGGTATCAAGACCAGTTAGACCAAGTATTAGACCAAATATTAAATCGTGATAAGTTTGAGTATAACATGGAAACTGACCCATTATATCAGCAGTATAAATCACAGTATTTAAGAGAAGCTCAGAGGGCAATGAATGATACACTTGCTTCGGCTGCTTCGGGTGCCGGTGGTATGAATTCCTATGCGGTATCGGCTGCTAATCAGGCAAGTAATTATTACAATGCACAGCTTAATGACAGAGTGCCGGAGCTGTATCAGCTTGCTTACGATATGTATCTTAAGGATATAGACCAAATGGTACAGGACTACGGTTTACTTGCTGATGCGGATTCTACACAGTACGGAAGATACAGAGATACTATGAGCGACTGGCAGAATGACAGAGACTTTGCATATAACCGGTACAGAGACGATATGAGCGATTATTACAACAACAGGGATTTCAACTACAACGCTTATATCAATGACAGGAATTTCAACTACAATGCTTCAAGAGATGCGGTTGCGGACCAGCGATACAATCAGGAATGGCAGTATAACATCGGCAGAGATACTGTATCTGATGATAGATACGCTTCCGAGACAGCTTATAACAGGGTTACAGATTTGCTTGCTATGGGTATTATGCCCGACTCAACACTTCTTACACAGGCTGGCATGACTACATCACAGGCACAGAATTATCTTGCCAGTCTTGCAGCTAAGAAAGCGACATCATCAAGCCGTTCGAGTGGTTCAAGCGGTTCAAAATCTTCGAGAAGTAAAAACAATGACGGTTATAACAGAAAATCAAAAAGTGATGCCTCGGTTGGAGACTTAAAGACAACAAGGGTAAAGGGGAAGGCTGTTGGCTTAAGCAGCTATGCAAATGGTTTATATACTGACATTGTGAAGGGCGGATACTCGTTGTCGGATATAGACGATATATTAACAAATCAGGTGAACAAGAAATATATCACTAAAGACGAAGCTGACATTTTGGCTGACAAGCTTATAGGTAATTAACAAGGAGGCTTTGCTATGGGAATATATGCAGACAGAGCTAAGAAAAAACAGGATGAGTTAAATAAAGCGCTCGGTAAAGAAATGGTCTTTAAAGAACGTAATGCAGTATCTGAAAAAGCAGATACATCAAAAAACTTAAAGGGCATGGACAGACTGCACAGTATGGCAAGTAAGAATTTAGAGGCAGCAAAAAACGCAGTTGCAGAAAAGGACCGATGGGCGGGGCTTGAAAAAGCCTCGCTGGCGGGACTTATTGACCAAACGCCGTTGGAGGTTAAAAGCTTAAATCAACAATCGCTTATGGAAAGAATAAATCGGGGCAATGAAACCATGAGCAACACATATATAGATAAAACCGGCGAAGTGGTTCCGAAAAATAATAGATTTGATTATGCCGGGGCTTCTGTTATGGGCAATTTAGCCGGAGGCGCCTCTATTTTAGCTTCCGACCTTATTCAGGCGGAAAAGGATTGGATGGAAAAGGTTAAAAACGAAGGGCTTGCAGCTGCAATGATAGAAAGTGCTAATAATATTGACACGCCTAATTATTCTTACGGTAAAGCCTTGGATAAAAATTCGTTCGGATACAAAGTGATGGACGAGGCCAGACAAGACAGAGAAAAAGCAAAAGAAGGACTGCCAGTACCGGCTCAGGCGGCTATTGACTTGGGTATTGGAGTTGCGTCACTGGCGGCCACGCTTCCGCTTGCTAAAATTAACCCCGCCCTCCCTGTTACTGTTATGGCCACGGCATCTGCCGGTAATAAGGTGTATGACATCACAAATCAAGGCAAAACAGCCACGGAGGCACTTGGTCGGGGATTAGTATCCGGCGGTATTGATTACATGGCGAAAAAAATAGGATACGGGGATTTTTTTAACCTTGCCAAACACGGAGCAGACGCCGAAATAACTAATGTGCTTTACGCTGCGTTTGGAAAGAATATTGAAAACGATATTATTTACGGTTTGAAAGATATAGGATATTTGCATTTTAAGCCTACGCAACTCGGAAGTGTAGCTTATAATGCGGCAAGAACAATACTAACGGGAGCCGCAAGAACTGTAGCCGACTATGCAGCCGATAAATCAGCGGGCGATGATGAGGCGCAGTTATCGCTTAAGGAATTGGCTTATAATGCAATTACAGACGGATTATTCAGCCTGCTAAACGATGGCGGAAGAAAACTTTCCCAAATGTTCATGGGAGGGTTTAATTCAAATACAGCAAATACTGACAGCCGGGAGAATTATGAGGACGATCCCAAATACACGGCAATAGGTGAAATAGGTACAGACATTACTGCGGCAAATCCTACACCTTTTACAGATACGCCTAACATAACCCAAATGTCTCCGATGTATAATGATTTTTCAGCAGCACCCGAAGATGTTGGCGGTATTGCAAGAAACAGTAGTACGCAGATTACACCGGTACAGTCAGAAACGATAAACGAGAAAACTGTAACGCCAATCAACATTGAAGATACACAGCCGGAAACATTGCAGACTAATGCACCTATAGATATTGCGCCGAGAGAAACTACATCAGAAGAAACAGCTATCAGAGAACAGGCGGTTGAAGCATTAAAGCAGCAGCTTGCCGAAGAAAATGCTGCACCTGAAAATGTTATTAAACCTTCAAATGCTGTAGCCTCTGAGAGCGTTGTAGAGCCTGTGAGAAAAGATATTCGCTTAGACAATGAAACAGTCTCTGAAACACCTATCGTTGCTGAGAACGCACCACAGCAGCAGGAAACGACATTAACGCATGAGGATATAGCGAGGATTGCAGAAGATATAAGTGCAAAAGAAACAAATAGCCGTATTTCCGAAGCTGTAAAGGACTTTGGAGATCATGGCGCAAAGGCGTTTGCTGAATATTATCATCAGGGTGACAATTTCAGTAATTATCGTACTGCATTTACAAACTATTATGAAATGGGCAAAGTTGGTGTGCCTTTTGAAAAGGTTGAGACTGAGTATGCTCGTTTCATTTCTCCGGATGTTCGCCTTGCTGCATATATGGCAGGACAGAATGATGCGAAAAGTATTGAAAATAATGTTTCGCAGGTATATTCTGAAAGTGAAAATGAAATCGCAGAAGAAGTTAGCGGTAGTAATGAGGTTTACAGACTTCTTAAAGACGGCAATAGCGATATAACCTATGATGGAATGCGCTATACCATAACGAAAACTGCAAGCGGATATTATACAGACATTATAAGAGCAGGTAATGACGGTTATGTATCAGATGCTCGTAGTGTTAAGTATCATGGCGGTCCTTTTAGTTCACGAGAAGAAGCGGTTAATGATCTGGCTGCTGTTTCTGAACACTTGGTAAGCAAGGACATAACGACAGTTGAAAGTCCTAAGAAAACAAAAACTAAAACCAAGGCAAAAAAGATAACAGATAGCGAGGTTGTAGAAAATAAAGGAAACATAAATAAGGAGAGTGCAGAAGATGTTTACAATGGAGTATTGGACAGAAAAAGCAATGACGATAATGGAATACGAGAATCCGAGCCTATTCAGAAAGCTGAAGAAAAACAAAACGCTGGAACAGAGAGTGGAGAGCTTAGCGAAGATGTCGTTACAGAGAGCAGAACAGATGTACAAAATGTTGAAAGAGAAACGTCAGCCGGCGGATCAGTCGTTAGCGGAGATAACAACAACGGAGTACGAGAACGAAACGACAGCAATGGAAATAGCGGAGTCAGAGTTAGTGGAAATGATAATGTCAATGACGAAGTAAAAGAAACTAAGGCGAAAGACTTTTCTATCACAAAAGTAATAGCAAGTGATTTAGATACAAAAGCGCCAAGTCTTGATGACAACATAAATGCCATAACGATTTTACATGAGCTTGAAACTTCTAATAAAACACCGACAAAAGCGCAGCAGGCTATCCTTGCTAAATATAAAGGCTGGGGCGGTTTGGCAAATGCTTTTTACGGTGCAAACAGAAGTAAACTAAAAGAAATAATGTCTGACGGTGAAATTACTGCTGCACAAAGCACTATAAACGATGCTTATTTTACACCAACCGGCATTATTGATTGTGTATATAAAGCTCTGTCGCACATGGGATTTGAGGGCGGCAACATATTAGAGCCTTCAATGGGTGTAGGTAACTTTTTCGGCAGACTTCCAAAGGCAATTAAAGAGAATTCATCATTGTTTGGTGTAGAGATTGACAGCATATCAGGCAGAATAGCTCAATACTTATACCCCAATGCCAAAATCGAAATTGCACCTTTCCAAGATGTTCCGTATAAAGACGGTGCATTTGATTTGATTATAGGCAATGTTCCCTTTGGAGAAGTCAAGTACAAATACAAAAATAATAAATATCTGATCCATGACTATTTCTTTGTAAAGTCAATGGATAAACTTAATGACGGTGGTATTCTTGTATTCTTAACATCAAGAGGGACACTTGATAAGTTGGACAGCAAAACAAGGGCAGAGCTTAACAGACAGGGTAATTTGATTGCAGCATATAGATTGCCTCCAAACGTATTCTCAAGAAGCGCAAGCGCTAATGTTGTTACGGACCTTATCATCATGCAGAAGTCATCTGTTGACAACGGTGTGAATTTTGTCAACTTAGGTACTTTAGATACACCGAATGGTGAAGTAACAGTAAATGAATATTTTGTTAGTCATCCCGAAAACATTATAGGTTCGCTTACACAGGAAAAAGATTGGCGAAGCGGAAAATATAGACTTGATGTTAAGTCAACAGGGGATGTAACTGAACAGCTTACAAAAGCTATTAGGAGCTTGCCGAAGAACTTAATAAACGGAGTTCAGACGGTTGGAAGTGTTGATGTTGCAGAAAGCACTACACCTGTGCAGACATTTACTGTTAAGGACAACGGTGTTGTAGAATACGTTGATGCACAATCAGGTGAAGTTAAACAGATAACAGGCAAAAATGCTGAAATTGCTAAAGCGTATATTGAGATAAAGGACGCATATCAAGCACTTGTTGATGCGACTCTTAATGATGAAAATAAGACTTCTATCGAGAGTAAGAGAAAAGAATTAAACAAAGTATATGATAGCTTTGCAAAAAAATACGGCTCATTAGATAACAAGAAAAAGTTATTAACAGCTGATAATGACTTTTTCAAAATATCAGGTCTTGAAGTATACGATACAAAGACCAAATCAATAGTCAAATCTGAAATGTTTTCAAAGGACACATTGGGCAAGAGAAAACCGAAGAAAGCTGATAGCGTGATTGATGCGCTGAGTATTTCAATAAGTGAATCCGGCGGCGTTAATTTAGCACGAATATCAGATCTGACAGGTTTATCTGAAGATGAAGCTGTTAAACAGTTAAGTGACAGGATTGTTTATACACCCGATGGCACATACGAACTTAACGAAGTTTATTTATCAGGCAATGTTCGTGAAAAATATAACGCTGTTAAGGGTAAAAAGGGCTTTGAGAAGAACGAACAGATGTTAAAGGCGGTTATCCCTGAAGATATACCGGCGAAGAACATAACGCCGCAGTTTGGCGCTCCATGGATAGAGCCTAAATATGTTGCTCAGTTTTTACAGGAAACTTTACATCTTTACGGTATGCCTACTGTAAATTACGATCCAACAACGGGTACTTGGACTATATCAGGCAGTACTTGGGGCGATAATACCCTTATGACACATAAGTATGGCACTAAATATATAGATGCTATAAAGCTTGCTGAAAAGGCGTTAAATATGCGCCAAATTGTTGTAAAGGATAAAGATAAGAATGTTCTTGTTGGTGAAACAAGGGCAGCGCAGCAAAAAGCTGAAGATATAAAAACTGCTTTTGAAGAATGGTGCTTTAAGGATGCCGAGCGCAGACGAGACTTAGTTGCTACTTTTAATGATAAGTTCAATTCTAATAGGAACATGGACTTTACCGAGCTTTCAAAATACCTTACATTTGATGGGTTGTCAGAAACATTTAAACTAAGAGACTATCAGAAGCGAGCAGTAGCAAGAGCAGTATTTAACGGAAACACTTTACTTGCACATGGTGTTGGTACAGGAAAGACCGCTGAAATGATTTCTATTGCAATGGAATTGAAGCGCATGGGAATAGCCAAAAAGAATATGATGGTTGTTCCTCCACATAAGGTTGCGGACTTTAGAAACGATATTTTGAAGATGTATCCTTCTGCTAAAGTTGCCATGCTGGAAAAGGGTGCAAATGCCACACAGAGACAAAGGTTTTATGCTCAGGTTGCTGCGAATGATTATGACATTGTGATTATTCCGCATTCCTCTTTCGGTATGCTTGATGTATCTTCCGATACAAAGAAATCGTTTATATCAAATCAGATCGCAGAGCTTGAAGAAGTGCTGACTCAAGCACAGCTTGAAAAAGGTAATATTGACAACAGATTTATTCGTCAGCTTGAAAACCAAAAGAAACGTCTTGAGGAAAAACTTAAATTTATCGTTGAGTCTACCAAAGATAACGGAAATACCTTTGAAGAATTGGGCGTTGACAGTTTATTTGTTGACGAGGCGCACAACTTTAAAAACTTGCCGTTCTATTCAAAACTGAGTAGAGTTGCCGGCGTATCTATCAATCAAAGCAATAATAAAACAAGAGCCAGCAGAGCCGAAAATATGTTTATGATAACTGATTATCTTAACAGAAATAACGGCAGAATTACTTTCGGCACAGCTACACCAATTACCAACTCAATGTCAGAAATATATAATATGTTAAGATTTTTACGTCCTGACATATTGGCGGATTCAGGCATACAGTCCTTCGATGCATGGGCTTCCATGTTTGGCTCTATTGTAAATCAGGCAGAGGTTGATCCGTCCGGCAGACGTTTGAGAATGAAAGAAAGATTTTCTAAATTCAAGAACGTATCGCAGATGGTTGAGCAGTTCAGACGAATGGCGGATATTCTTAAAACCGGCGATGTAATTCAGGATTTGCCGGTAGCAGAGAGAATTGACGTAGTTAACGAGCCTAACGCTATACAAGAGGAATTCCTTGATATTGTCGATAAAATGATTGATGATATCAGAGCTAATGGACAGACCGCAGAACACAATATGCTTGAAGTCACAACGGCTGGACAAATGGCTGCTGTTGATTTGAGGTTTGTTGAGTCTTATTTTGAAGGAAAGTACACAAGGGATGAGCTGAATTTACCAAACAACAGAATCACGCAGGTTGCGAAGAATGTCATCAAAGAATATACAAACAGTAACGCAACAAAAGGCACGCAGTTTGTATTTTGCGATGTAGGTGTAAGAGATGATTCAAGCAAAAAATATAACCTTCATGTGTATGGTGAACTGATAAACAAACTTGTTGCCGGCGGAATACCAAGAGAAGAAATCGCTATTGCGCAAGATTTTGAAGATAAAGCGGACTTAAGTGCCAAAGTAAACACCGGTGAAATAAGAGTGCTTATTGGCTCAACTGCTGTAATGGGCGAGGGTATGAACGCACAGAATAAGGCTGTTGCTCTGCACCACATGACAGTACCTGCAAGACCGTCAGACATTGAACAGCGAGAAGGAAGAATTCTTCGTTTTGGTAACGAAAATAAGAATGTTCGTATTTATCGTTATATTCAGGAGAAGTCTTACGATAGTTACCAATGGCAGATGCAGGAAAGAAAAGCAAGCTTTATTAATCAGGCACTATCAGACGGATCGGTTGAAGAACTTGAAGAAATGAGTGAGTTCCAGCTCACAGCGAGAGAAGCTAAAGCGATAGCATCAGGCAATCCGTTGTTACTTGAAAAGATAGAAGTTGAAGATAAACTAAATAAGTTAAAATCACTTCGAAATAAATTCAATACGGACAAGCTTGAAATGCAAGACAGAGTTGCAGTTCTGCCTAATAAAATAGGCAAATTAGAGAAATCTATATCAGATACAAAAGCTGATATAGATACAATCAATGCTAACACTACAAAGGACTTTGAAATAACTTTCGGTAAAACAAAATATACCGAGAGAGCAAAAGCAGCCGAAGCGTTGACTAAAGCTGTAAGCAAAGCTCCTATGAATGGCACAAGAGTTTTGGTTGGTAATTATAGAGGGCTTGAGCTGTTCTATAGTTCGTCAATAGACAAAGGAACAAGATATATCCTTAAAGGCAATAAAGAGTATGTAGTTGAAGCAGGATTAAATGCTTTAGGCAATATCACAAGGATAGTTAATGCGGTTGAGAAAATACCTAAGAGCCTTAAGTCTGACGAGACGTTATTGAATTCTTATAAATCCGAGATGGAAACGTTGAAAAGTGAGGTTAAAGCTGAATTCCCTCGGTTAAAAGAACTTGAGGAATTACAGCTTAGACTAAATGAAATCGACACGCAACTCGGCATTAATGTAAGTGAAGTAGATATGAGCGAGGTCGTTGTTGCGGATAATGACGATGGTGACGTTGATTATATGCGTGATACAGCAAGCTCATCTCATGCAGATCAATGGACTGCTGAACGTGTAGGCGATAAAGATAAGAAGCCTATGAGGCTTTCAGAGATTGTCAATAAAATACGTCACGACTTCGGTATCAATATCACAACAGGACACGTTCGTGGCAAAGATGTGCGTGGATTATATAATAAAAACAATCAAGGTATTCGTTCAAAAATTGCAAACGATCTTCCTACAATAGCGCATGAACTCGGTCATCATTTAGACCTTACTTATGACATTACAGGAGAGAGCTTAACTTCTGAATTGCGTACTGAGCTTGAAAATGGACTTAGTGATGACTATAAAGATAACTACGATGAAAAGAATTGGACAACAGAAGGCTTTGCAGAATATTTGCGCAAGTTCTTACAAAACAGGGAAGTTACTGCTATTGATTATCCTGAGTTTACAAAATATTTCATGAATTCTATTGACGGTAAGGATGCTGCATTACTTTCGCAGCTTGCCGATGAAGTCAATGCGTATTATTCACTTGATGCCGATACTGCCACAAGCACAATTCGTTTGAGCGAGGAAGGCGCCGCTGATGCAAGGACAATTAAAGAAAAAATCAAACAGAAAGCCAATGTATTCTATCAGGCATGGGTGGACGCCAATCATGGCATTAAGATGTTTGACAGAGCAACAGGTTCTAACGCATACACGCTGGCTAATAACGCTGCGTACTCCGATGCCGTAGCTGGACAGGTGATTATGGGAGACTTAACTGATATAAATGGTCAGTATGTGTCATCAGGACTTAAAGGTGTGCTAAACGGTATCAATCTTAAGGATAAAGAAGAATATCGTCTGTTCGGTGAGTATCTTACGGTAAAACATGGACCGGAACGACTTGCCGAAGGTTTAAGAGTATTTGCAGATGATCGTAAAAACTCTACTGCCTTTATGGAACGCAGACAAGCCGAACTGGAAGAAAAGTATCCTGCATTTAAGGATGCATCAGAAAGGCTGTATGAATTCATTCATGATTTCTATGAAACATGGGCGGTAGATACCGGATTAATAGCACAAGAAACTCTTGATAACTGGGGTAAGCGCTGGCAGTTCTATGTTCCTTTAAATCGTGCTGTAGGTGATAAGGCGCGAATAGGGGCGAAGCGTGGATTTGCCAATCAGAATAGTACTATTAAAAAGGCTCGTGGTAGCGGACTTGACATTGTGCATCCTGTTGATAATCTCATTAACAACATAGTGAAGATTGTAAATGCCGGTACAAGAAACAATGTCATGCGAGTGATCACCAATGCAGCGGACTCAATGGGTACAAATGCTAACTTCTTAGAAAAAGTGCCTATGCCGATGAAAGTAACAAAAACAAATTTAAGCGGCGTTAAACTTGACTTAAGTAATAAAATCAGAGAAAGCAATATGGATGTTGATGCGCAGGCTGCCGCTGATGAAATTGTAATGGGTTTAGATGATATTCTCATTCAGTACGGACAGGGCAAAGCACATGGTGATGTTGTTACAGTGTTAAAGAACGGTACTCCAGAATACTGGAAGATTAACGATCCGCAGTTGCTGTCATCTATAACCAATATGTCACCTAAATCTATGGAGGGTATTCTTGATGCGTATGCTGTAACAAGTAGGTTTATGGCTTCAAACATAACAGGAAACAATGTAGTTTGGGCGCTGTTCTCAAACTTCCCTCGTGACTTAATGACATTGTTTACTTATTCCAAGACAAAAAATCCTGTAAAACTGTTTGGTGCAATGGGCAGCGCTTATATTAATAAGGTACGCTATTCATTAGGCAAAGATGTAGATCCGCTGTATCGTGAGTACCTTGCAATGGGCGGTGGAAACGTAAGCGCATATACAGCAGATAGAGACCTTGCGAAACGTGCACGCAAAAAATTCACAGGGAAAAATATCAGCATAAATCCTCTTGATTGGATTGCGTTTATGAGTGACATTATTGAAATGGGCCCAAGATTTGCTACCTACAAAACACTTCGTAATAGCGGCATAGAACCAAACGAGGCGTTTTATGGCGCTATGGACGTTACAGTAAACTTTAGACGAGGCGGACGTATATCAAGAGAACTGAATAAAGTAATTCCCTTCTTTAACGTAAGCGTGCAGGGCATTGATAAATTTGCACGCTGGATAATAGCAGATGAAGTAAGGGATAAAGCAACACGCAAAAAGGTTGTACGCTCAAGGGCTATTGGATATATAGCTGTAATGGCTGCTCTTGCTGCGATAGTATATGCGCTTAATAATCGTGATGATGATGACGAAAAGAACTATGAGCAGCTATCCAACTACCTTAAAAACAGCTTTTGGAATATCCCTATAGGCGATGGACAGTATTTCTCAATACCTAAACCTCGTGAATTAGGCATACTGAGTTCCTTCTTTGAAACGAGCATGGAGTATTCAATAGGTGATAATGATCATGCCTTCGATGACTTCTGTAAATATATGGCAGATAACGGATTGCCTAAAATCGCTTCAGATTTGGCTCAGATAGGACAGAACGGAGTTATTGAAACTGCAAGTAGTATAATTGGTCAGTTTGGTATAATCGGCGTAATGAGCTATTTAGTGGCCAATAGAGACTTCCTCGGAAATCCTATCGTATCTGCCGGTATGCAAAACCTTGAACCGAAAGACCAGTACACATCTCGCACAAGCAAGATAGCTTACTGGATCGGGCAGGCGTTTGATGTAAGCCCTATAGAGGTTGATTACTTCTGCCAGCAGGTATTAGGCGGTTGGTGGAAAACACAAAAAGCACTATTCCCTGTTGGCGGCGAAAATGTAGACTATACTTTGGGTGTACGAAACACTTATATCAAAGACAATCAGTACTCCAATGACTTGGTTGACTGGATGTATGATAAAGCTGATAAGTCTGCAAAAGCCTCTAATAGTGATCCTGACAACATTAAAAAAGCTATTGAATCTAAATTTGACAGCAATATGACAACATTCTATTCACGTTATTATAAGCTGACAAAAGATAAGGCAGACACTACAAGCAGAAGGGGCGCACGTCAGACTGTACTTGATATGATCTATGAGTATCGCAAGGCTGATGACAACGGTAGAATGTCAGATATTCAAGAAGAAGTAAAAAAATTCTGCGAAAAGATATTGGACACAAGTTACCTTCCGAGTGTAATGCAGACAGAAGTTGAGGATATAAACGGCGAAAAACATAAGCTCTCTGATGTACAATATGTCGAGTATCAAACAGACTATTTGCGGATATACTGGGAAACGGTTGAAGATACATTAAGAGACGCAGATACAGACAAGGAGAAACAATATATTTTAAAGGCTGCTGCTAAAGTATCAAAGGAACAGGCAACTAATAGAACGCTGTCTCGTATAGGTGCTCCTTATGCAGATCAGTATAAGGGCGTTGACATTGACGATACTGTAAACTTCCTTGCTAAAACCTACGATGCAAAAACAGATGGCAGCTTAACTCAAAAGGAAACTGCTGATATTATTTTGAAATTAGGCTTAGATGAAGATGACATCTATACATTGTTTATGAGTGAGCATAGTGACAGCAAACGAGCTGAGGGCGCACAAAAAGCTGGCATTCCGGCAGATATGTTCGTTGAGGTTATAAGCAAGACTGATGGTCTAAAAGCTGATAAGGACGAAAACGGTAAATCCATATCCGGCTCTAAAAAAGAAAAGGTAATAGACGAGCTTAACTCAGTTCCAAACATGAGTCACGAAGAATACTTGTGGTTTATGACAGAGTTTTTCGGCTACAAAATGAACTAA